CGGGGGCACTGGGTTTTGACAACGAGTCCAAGATTATCGGCGACATGAGCGCTGTCTACTTCATGTCTGTCGGGCTGGTGGTGTCTGCGTTCTTCGGAGCCGATGCCTACGTCAAGGGTAAGGACAAATCCAAAGGAGACGACAAATGATTCCGGTAGAACTTATTACGATGGCAGGCGGCGCCACGATGGGCGGCCTGTTCAAGATGATCGACAAGGCTCAGGAAGCCAAGGCCAAGCAGCAGGAACTGATCCTCGGCAAGATGAAGGCCGACACGGAAAAGGCCGACGCTGACTCTGAGCGGGCGACCAAAGCTGCTGATGCCGCTGCCGCTAGGGTAGGCAATGACCCGTTCGCCAAAATGACCCGCCGCGTCTTCGTGCTGTCTATGGTGGCACTGGGCGCGTGGGCCATGATGGGTGGCCTAACGGGGCTGGATATTTATGTTCCTGTAGAGCGCACCACCGGCTTCAGCTTCATGGGGCTGTGGGACAACGTCAAAACCCAGACCGAGTACGTCCGCCTTGAAAACGCCCTCGTGCATTTCGAGTGGTTGAAGATTAGTATTTTGGCTGCGGGAAGTTTTTACCTCGGTAAAAGTTAAGGAAGAAGCGATGCGTAGATACCGCTCAGGTGGCCGCGTTGACAAGTCAGCGATGGCCTGTAACAAGCCCCGTCGTACGCCGGGCCATGCCAAAAAGTCCCACGTCGTCAAGGCGTGTGAGGGCGGCAAGGAAAAGGTGATCCGATTCGGTGAACAAGGTGCCAGCACTGCGGGCAAGCCAAAGGCAGGTGAATCCGCACGGATGAAAGCAAAGCGTAAATCGTTCAAAGCCCGTCACGGCAAGAACATCGCTAAGGGCAAAATGTCAGCTGCCTACTGGGCGGACAAAGTGAAGTGGTAGGTGAACGCGATGGAACCCGTGGTCTTTTGGAACTTAATTCTGACGCTGTTTTTGTCGGTAGGCGGCTGGTTTATCCGGTCTACCGTCTCCGACATGCGTCGTTTAGAGCAGAAAATGTTTGAGTGTCAGAGCGACCTGAGCGACAAATACGTGCGTAAAGACGACTACCGCGAAGATATTCGCCGTATCGAACACAAGCTAGACCAGATTTTTGAAGTCATCGCTGATGTGCAGCGGTTCAAAGCGGACAAGTAGTGGATTACTTCCTCTGGAATCTGTTGCTAACCCTGCTGATCGCCGTGGTGGGCTACCTGCTGCGGGAGAAGACCACAGAGTTGCAGCGGATCCAGATTTTGTTGAATAAAACACGAGAAGAAATGGCGAAAGAATGCGCCACCCGTCAGGAGCTATACCGGCTCGAAGACAAAATGAGGATGGAAAATCATGCCGCTAAAAAAGGGTAAGTCCAAAAAAGTCATCTCGGAGAACATCAAGACCGAGATGAAGGCAGGCAAGCCGCAGAAGCAGGCGATTGCGATCGCTCTGTCCAAGGCGGGCAAAAGTCGCAAAAAGGCCAAGAAGTAGGTTCCACGTGAAACCTGCTAGGGAACTGGCTCAGGACGCCGTACTATGGGTGGCGGTCGCGATTGTTTTGGTCTTGGTATTAACTGGTTGCAGCACCTTGAGGGAGCTGACGATGACCAAGGACGAGGCTCGGTACTACGGCCAGTTGACCTTCCTCCGATGTTTAGACCCCGACGTTGTCTGCATCACGGGAAAACCACGATGAGCGTTGTGGACGTAGGCAGCCTGACGGTCGGCGAGCGTTTTTGGCGTGATGGGTCTGAGTTCGAGGTGATGCGTAACAATGGTGCCCGCTACGTGCAGGCTACGGGAATCACTAAACAAGCGAACATTTACCTCGAACAAAACGAAGAAGTTGAGGTAAACCCCGATGCTGATTAAACTTTCGGCATATTACGGAGGCTGCTGATGGCGCTGACAAAACTAGACTTTCTGCCGGGCGTCAACAAGGAAAACACCCCCTATACGAACGAGGGCGGGTGGATTCAGTCTGACAAGATTCGCTTCCGCTCAGGCAAACCTGAAAAGATCGGCGGCTGGGAAAAGTACCTCTCAGATCAGCTTATTGGCGTTGCACGTGCCCTTTACCTCCAGCGTACGCTGGACGGTACGATTTACCTAGCGATTGCCACCAACGAAAAAGTCTACGTTGAAACCGGCGGCAGTCTGACGGACATCACGCCGATTCGTGAAACTCAGGCGCTAACCAACCCATTTGACACGTCAGCTGGGTCTGCGGTTATCACCGTTAATGACACGGCGCACGGCGCTGACGACGGCGCGTATATCACGATTTCTGGTTCTGCTGATGTAGACGGCATCCCTGCGGCAGAAATTAACGCCGAGCACAAAATTACGTACGTCGACGCCAATTCTTACACGATCACTGTAACTACTACCGGCTCTGCTGGGGTGACGGGTGGCGGCGGTGCGTCTGTGTCTGTTGCGTACCAGATCAATCCGGGGGCGCTGAACGGTATTTACCAGTACGGCTGGGGTGCAGGTGCTTGGAATAGAGCACGCGCTTCGGGTGCTGGCTGGAACCGTCCAGCTGTTTCCAGCGGTGTGTCACTAGACCCTCGTGTTTGGCACTTTGCCAGTTGGGGCGAAGACCTCATCATGGGCTACATCGGCGGCTCGCTGTACCTCTGGGATGCAACTAATCCGCTGACTCGTGCTACGCAGATCACGCAGGCTCCGCATAAGGTCAATCATTTCACCGTGACGAGCGACCGTCACCTTGTGTGCTTCGGTTGTAATGAGCCGGGCACGGCGAGTGCTTCGACCGATCTGGATGCCATGCAGGTGCGCTGGTGCCAGCAGGAAGACTACACCGACTGGACGGTGACTTCGACGAATACGGCGGGCGACCAGCTGTTGACCGGTGGCACTGAGATCATGGCTGCTGCGAATACGGAATCACAGGTGCTGATCTGGACAGACGACACCGTTCACGCCATGCAGTACATCGGCCCTCCGTACACTTTCGGATTCAGCCAAGCAGGTACCTCGACCGGTATCGTCAGCTCAAACGCATGGGCTGCGTACAACAACGTCGTGTACTGGATGGGCGACAACGCGTTCTACATCTACCAAGGTGGTAGTGCCGTTCAGCCGTGTACCGTGCAGCGTTATGTGTTTGAAGGGCTGGATGACCAGCAGAAAGCTAAGGTCCATGCCTCACTCGACCGTGAAAACCACGAGATCACATGGTTCTACCCAGCTACATCTGTAGGCAACCGCTCATTGAACGGTGCGATTTCTGATTCTGATACGACTGTCACCGTGAACTCTACCGGCGGCTACGCTCTGACAGGTGCGATCCAGATCGGCACTGAAGTTATTGAGTACACCGGTAAGACGGATGCTAGTTTCACTGGCTGTACGCGAGGTGCTCGCGGCACGGTGGCTGCTGCGCATGATGATGAAGCGACTGTTTCTAACCCAGATACGAGCAACTGGTCTAAGGAGCCGTACCACTACGTTACGTTTGGCCTGATTGACCAGCTGTGGTGGCTTGGTAAGTTAGAACGCACTGCTTGGGTAGACCGTGGAGCGTTTAAGTATCCGATCGCTACCGGACCGAGCCGTTATTTGTTTGAGCACGAGAAAGGCTACGACGCAGACGGCGAGCCAATGGTTGCGCAGATCGTCTCTGGTGACTTCGACATTGGTGAGGGCGACAGCCTGATGTTCATCCACCGTGTTGTGCCTGACTTCACAATTCAAGGCGGAAGCGTGGACCTCAAGTTCCAAGCTCGCTACTACCCGCTGAGCGATCAGGTGCAGGAGAACATCGGCACCGTGACTGCCAGCACAACTAAGATCAACACCCGCATTCGTGGCCGTCAGCTTGCGCTGTCTATCACGAGCAAGAACCTCGGTGACTGGTGGAAATATGGTTCGACCCGTATTGACCAGCGCACGGACGGGCGTCGATGAGCAAAATCACCAACATCCGCTTGCCTAGCTCGGGGACTAACCCGAACTACAACCCTGCTGCGTTCAACCAAGCCCTCGAAGCGTTACAGCAAATTGTTCGTCAGCTAAACAGCACGTATACCCCGCAGGTTGAGTCGGATCAGCGCCAGATTGAAGATTGGATGACCGGCACAGTTGGACCTATCTCTCGTTCTACGCTTGAAGATCGTGGTGTATTTGCTTACGGCGCTTTTGTTGATTTCACAGACCAAACCCAAACGTCAGTTGACACAGCCAAAGAGATTACGTGGAACACAACAGCTCTCGCTAAGCACATCTCAGTAGATAGTGTGGACTCCAGTAAAATTGTTTTTTCTAAGGCTGGTAAGTACAAACTTGAGTTCACGGCGCAGCTTAACTCTGAATCAGCTAATGCTAAAACTTTCTGGTTCTGGCCTAGAATTAACGGTACAGACGTCGCTGGATCAACTATGCGAATTAC